GCAAAAGGCGGTCTCTGACGCCAAGCAGAAGCTGATCCAGAAACAGAAAACGGCCCTCGAAGACGCCGCAAAGGCAGTGGTCGTTCCCGACTCGCCGACCGGCTACAAGGATTTCCTCGACACGATTGCCAAGGCGGAACAGGCGGTTTCCGTCGGCACCGATCTGCCCCAGGAGATGCTCGCGGCCCACAGCAAGGAAATCGCCTTCAAGAAACAGCTCTTCCAGGACCAGATCGGCAAGCTGAAATCGACCGAGCTCAAGACACTCGCTAAGGAGACCAAGGTCCAGTATTGGCAATGGGCCAACAAAGACGAGCTGACCACGCTCTTTACAGAGACCGACCCGGGGAAAATCAAGGCGGTTCAGGCGAGCATCGACGCCAAGCATGCCGCCTGGGCCGAAAAACATGGCGGCAAGAAGAAAGCAGCGCAAGCCAAGCCCATCACTCCGAAAAAGGAGCCGCCGAGTCCGGTAAAGCCGTCCGAGGCCAAGATCGGCAAGAAAGGTGCGGAGTTCTCAGACGCCGATTCTGCATGGCAGCAAAAGGGACTGCCGTCAAAATTCAAGAAATCCGGCAAGGCCGCTGTCGGCGGCGCACATGAAAAGGAGTTCTGGACCGACGAGAACGGCGACAAATGGCTGTTCAAACCCAATGGCCGCAAGGACGATGAGTTCATCGCCTTCGGAGAGGAGGCCGCCTACAAGATCGGCCGTCTGATCGATCCCCACGCCATCGAGGTCCGGACCATCCAGTTGAACGGCCGCATCGGTTCCATCCAGAAATGGCGCACCGATCTGCGGGACGACTTCGATTTCCGCAACATCCTGCCTCAGGATCTGACCACCATCGAACTGGAACAGATCCAGCGCGAGCACGTGGTCGACTGGCTGATCGCCAACCACGACGGGCATTCCAAGCAGTTCATCCGTGCCAGGGACGGTCGCGTCCACGGCATCGACAAAGGCCAGGCTTTCAAGTTCCTGGGACAGGACAAACTCTCGCTCGATTACCACCCCAACGGGGCGTGCGGTGAGGAAGAGCCGTTTTACAACAAGGTCTTCCGGGCGGCCAAGGAAGGGAAGGTGCGGGTCGATCCGAACGCGACGCTTCGCTACATCCACGAAGTCGAAAAGATCGCCGACGAGGATTATCTCGGTCTGCTGCGGCCCTACGCCGAGGGCCGGTTCGCCAAGGACCCGGCCGGGCTGAGGCATTTTTACGATCTGGCCCTGGAACGAAAGCACAATCTCCGGCGGGACTTCGAGGCTTATTACGCCGATGTGCTGGGGGATCGTGGATTCCGTTTCGACAAGCTGACCGCCGCCACCGGCAAGAAAAAGCTGCTCTCCTCCGCCGAGGAAGCCCTGGTCGAGGAAGCCCGCAAACTCGGCTGGCAAGGCAAGACATTGCCCTTCGACAGCGGCGACGTGGAGGATCAGAACGCGCTGATTTTCACCGAAACCTTCAAAGGGAAAAAGCGCACCGTGGTCAAGATGAAGATCCGGCCGGACACCGACCGCCGCATCGACGAGCTGCTGCGCAAGTACGTGCAGACCACTGCCGGAGAAAAGGGGCAACCGCTAAACGAAGACAACTTTTTCGAGACCGTTCTGGACGCCGTCAAGAACGTCAATTTCCACGTCGGTGACGGCAAGTACAACCGGACCAAGATCGACAAGGCCCTGCGCCTGCGCAAGAAACTCGAGGCCCTGCAAAAAAGCGCCGATCCCAAGGTCAAAGAAATGGCGGACCACTATCTGAAATGGGTCAAGGAGATCGAGGAGTCCGTCGATTGGGACCGGGCCACCAACGGTGTTTTCGAGCAGTACCTGCCCAAGCTCGACGCACAGAAACCCAAGGAGAAACCGCCGTTCAAGGTGGAACGCGGCAAGGTGACCCACGCCAAGCGCAAGATCGGTTCCGGCACCATCAGCGTCGAGGCCGACGACGTCGACAACCGGACCCTGTTCAATCACAACTCCCGCATGCAGGACGGGCATCAGTACACCGTGACTTTCGAGGACGGCACCCGGGTCCGCTATCGGCCTTGGACTGACACCAACCTTTACGCCCAGCGCGGCGAGCTGGAAATGATCCTGGATGGCGACACCACCCCCGGACGGGTCGAGGCCATGCTGGAAAAGCTCGAACAGCTCGGGATCGATACCCGGGTGGCCACGGCGGAAAACGCCGAACAGATGTATCTGGAGAAGCTCGCCTACATCCGCAAGACCGACAAGAGCGCCGACTACAAACGGCTGCAGAAATCCCTCGACGACCGCAACGCCACCACCCCCGAGCGGGTCCAGGCCCTGCGCGGCTATTGGCAAAAGGAATTTGGCGTCCAGGACATAACCCAGCTTTCCGGATACAACCCGCTGGGCGAATACCAGGCAGGTTTTCTGGACCGCGACGCCAAGGGCGGATACCGGCACCAGTTCCGGTTCGATATCACCGAGGAAGATCTTGAAAAACAGATGAAAGGCTATTCGCTGGTCCATGATCTGACCAACGGCGAGAGCATGACCGGCTTCATCGACTCGATCATGGAGAACAACGGAGCCATGGTCAGCACGGTCGAGAAGATGCGCATGGGTGTGGCTCCGGGTGGAATGTCCCCGGTGGCCGACATGCAGACCGGCGGCGCGAGCTATTTTTTCACCCGGATCAAGAAACAACCGGTCAGCGATGCTTCACCGGCGCTCTACTTCAAGAAACAGATGCTGCGGCGCATGGACGCCATCAGCTACGACCATGACGCCTACGGCAAGGTGATAGACGACTACGTGCAGCGCAACCGGGGGACCAGCATCGACGACTGGAAGCGGTTCTCGCAACGCCATGGCAACGAGACCATCTTCAAATACTCGGTGACGCTGTTGGACAACATCGAGTTCGTCGTGGCCCGCAGCGACAACGAACGCCGGGAGATCATCCAGACTTTCACCCGGCGCGGCATCAAGAAACTATCTGACGGGCGCAAGGTGGAGGACATCGTCCATACCCCGCAAAGCTGGAGCAAACGCAAACAATGACCATGAAGGACTTTATCGAACAGGAGAAAGGGCGGCTGCAGGAAGCGCTGCACTGGTTCAACAGCCGGGGCAGCCGCATGACTGTCAGGGAATCCGGGGATCTCTTTCTGGATACCCTCGTGGGCAGCTTCACCGTCACCCGGATCGGCCCCCATTTCGATTCCGCTGGCAACCACCTGCGCACCGATTTCTGGCTGTTGTGGAAGGCGCTGGGCTACGACGAGGGCTTTCAGCACACCCACACCGTCAAGGTCGTCGATGTCAGGATCGAAGACACCCTGACGGCCGAACATGACGGCAAGGAGGTCGAAGGCTGGCTGATTGTCGATCTGACCGACGACCTGGGCCGGGTTCACCATGTCGAAATGATCGAGCCCGTTTCCGAACCTGAACTCGCGGCGGACTGGCAAAGATGGATCGCCTACCGGCAGAAAAACGCCGAGAGATTCCGCCGGATCGACGACCAGCTTCTGGCCGAGCATCTCAGAATTGCGGAGGATTGGTCATGAAACTGCGCTACATGATCGACTCGATATTGGTCGACCGGCGAGCCTCCGTTCCAGAATACTTGCCCGTGGGTGTATGGGTTCAGGGGCCGGGTCCCGGCCTGGATGTGGAGATGTACTACCTCGACCGGGGACCGGATGGGCTGGTCGACCGCAAGGACGAGGCCGCCTGGGTGGTCAACCGTCTGGTCGAGGCCGGGGCCACTTCGCTTCCGGCGGATTTTCTCGAATACCACCGGCTGTCCCGCTCTCCCTACGACGGGGTCTTTTCGGAGATTGCCGAGATCGACGAATACCCCTCCCTCGACGCCTGCGGCAAAGCCGTTCTGGCCCGGCTGAACAACGCCCTCTGAAATTCGCCGTCACCCTCCGACACATCGCCGACGCTTCCGGTAAGTAACCGCTGAACGCTCCCCGCAGATCGCGGAGAGCCCAGCAAATTAACCGGAGACGTTGATGGAACTGTTCGCCACAGACCTGGAAAGGCTGGCGTTTCTACTGGAGGCCGATGCGGCGCTGACCTGCGATCCTGACGAGCTCGGGACGGAGGCCGCCGATCAGTCCGCTCCTGAAGAGCTTCCTCCCGAGAAGCGCCCCAAGTACATCACCAACTACATCGGTAGTAAGCAGAAACTCGTTGACTGGATCTGGAAGCATACCCCCGAGGGCGTTGGCACCGTGCTCGACGCCTTCTCGGGGTCTGCGGTCGTGGCCTACATGTACAAGACCAAGGGCCTCCAGGTCATCGCCAACGACCGGCTGCGCTACTGCCACCACGCCGCCAGGGCGATCATCGAGAACAACTCGGTTCGCCTAAGCGAGGACGAAATTGAAGCGCTCATGGCCGACAACGCCAAGGCTGGCAGCTTCGTTCAGGACAATTTCAAGGGGATCTTTTTTGCCAAGGGCGTCCATGCGCTGATCGATACGATCCGCGCCAACTGCGACAAACTCTCCGGCATCAAAAAGGACATCGCCCTGTTTGGCCTGGGCAAGACCTGCATGAGCGGCAAAGGTGGTTTCGGGCATTTTTCATCCTCGACCGACTACGGTCGACGCAAGGACACGCCCGAGGAATTCAAAGACCGTCTGCGCAAGAACCTGCAACGCATCAACGCACTGGTCTTTGACAACGGCAAGGAGAACAAGGCTCACCGTCACGACATCAACGCCCTGCTGCCCAAGGCCAAGGCGGATCTGGCCTATTTCGACCCGCCCTACGCCACCGAATTTTCCACCACCAATTACGAGCGAGCCTACCACTTCGTGGAGGGGCTCATGACCTATTGGGACGGCCTCGAGATCAAGGCCGACACCAAGGTCAAGTATTACGAGACCGACCACAAGACGGTCACCAAGGGTAATGCCAGCGAGTTTTTCCAGACCTTTCTCGGCAATGCCAAGCACATCCGACACTGGCTGATCTCCTACCGCGATCACGCTTATCCGAATGAGCAGGAGATGAAGAAAATCATCGGTTCATTCGGCAAGCAAAGCCAGATGAAATCGAAAGATCACCATTACGCCATCACCTCCCGGCACGGAGATGCCTCCAACGCCAAGGAACGGCTGTTCGTCTGCATCCCCGGCTCAACAGCCAAAGCGGAGCAAGAGATGAAACCAGTGCCGCTGGCCGCTGCTGCGAATTTCCACACCAGCATCCCCGTGGACATCCGGCTGGGCGACAGCGAACGCCTCACTGCCGAAGCCATGGATGTCGGGGCACCGGGAGACCCCCAGTTCAGTTTCGTGCTCTGCCGTACCGGCACCAACAAGAACGGCGACCACTTCACCGCCGAGGAGTTGTCCGGTCGGCACATGACGGCCGTGAACAAGAAGGTCGATCTGCAGCACTCTCAGGAGTTCAACGACATCGTCGGTGGCGTCGTCGCCGCCGATTATCTGGAAGACGACAACGGCGGCCGGGTCGAATGCGTCGGCGAACTGTACGTCCACGACACACCGGCGGCTCGACTCGCCTACAAGCTGATGAAGCGCGGGATCATCTCCCAGGTTTCCATGGAATGTGATTACCAGGAAGGCGAATGCTCGGTCTGCCACAAGCGCTTTCAAAACAAGGCCGACTACTGCACGCACCTGCGCAAGTTCAAGGGCCGTGATTTCAACGGCCAACCCGTCTTCGAAATACTGCAGGGTGTCACTTTCACGGGACTGGGCCTGCTCGACCGCAAGGGTGCGGACGAGAACGCCCGAATTCTGCAGGTGGCATCGATTCAGAGCCAACCCGACCAATCCCAACCCGAAGGAGATTCCACGATGGAAGACAAAACCAAACCCAACGATGACCCGGCCGCCAAGACTGAATCAGACGCGGCCAAGAAGAAACCGGCCCAGCAGGAAGGCGATCCTGCCCGTGTTTCCGACCTGGAAAAGGAAAACCGGCAGCTCAAGGCCCAGGTGGCCGAGTTGCAGAAACGCGTCCAGGAACTGGAAGCTGAGCAAAAAGCCGCAGCCTGCCGTTCCCGGGCGAAGAAGCTCCTGACCCGTCTGGAGAAGCAGGGACTCTCCTTTGCCTCCGAAGTGGACCGTGACGCCGAACTCAAACGCCTGGCGGAACTGTCCGACGAAGCCTTCACCGCCACCGAGGCGGCCTACGAGCGTCTGCCCAAATCGGCCAAGGAAGAGAAACTCGCAGCCAATGACCAGGGGGACAAGCCCGCCGCCAAGGCATCGACGGAACAACCGCTGCGCAGCGACGCCGGTGTCCGACCCCACGATGTGGACGACCGCAAGGTGTCGCTCGAAGACCGTCTGCGCGACGGGTTCATGGCCGCTTACCGCAACCGTGTCGGCGAGGACTCTCCCGAACACTCGGAACACAACGCATAAGGAGGAAACACCATGTCATTCATTAATCCGTGTCACCGCAGCCTCGCCTACGGCGATGGCCACATCCAGGGCGACGGGCAGCTCGGTCAGATGGTCCGCGTAGTCGGCAACGACCTGTTCGCCGTCAACACCGATCCCACCAAGCGCTCATTCGGCATCCTGATCAAGGACTACGCCGGTGGCGAGATGCCCGGCATCTACTGCGACGGCGGCGTTTACGAGACCGACGTCTTCGAAGGGACTATCGCCGCCGGGGATGACCTGAAAGTCTCCGCCAACGGCCGACTGACCAACGGCATCGCAGCTGGAGAACGCCTGGTTGCCCACGCCATCTCCGTACAGAGCGGCGTTCTCAAATTCCGTCTGTTCGTCTAAACCAAGGAGCCAACGCACATGAAAACCAATCAGTTGAAGATTCATTCCCAGGAATACATGGAAACCATGGCGCGGCTCATGAGCGAGGCTCTCGAGTCGCCCGAAGGTATGCGGGCATTGGCCGCCGCCATTGCCGCGCCTATCGAACAGGAAATCAAGCGCAAGGAGATCTCCTCGCTGTTGCTCACCAAGCACACGCTGCCCAAGGGCGAACGCCCGGTCTACCAGAAAAAACCGACCGTCAAGGCCCACTGGATCAGCAAGGATGGCGACGCCCAGGAACAGGAGGTGGGCAAGGACGAGGTCGAGTTCCCCACCAACCGCATCCACTCCAATCCGATGGTGGATGTTTCCGTCCTCAAAAATGGCAACATCGGCACGCTGATGGACATCCAGACCAGCGCCGCCGACGCCATTCGTAAGGAGATGGATCGGCGCACCATTTCGGTGCTGTCCTCGGCCATCCCGGCGTCCAACATCATCGAGGTCGCCGGTGACGTGCTCACCGAAGAGGCGCTAAACGAGGCCATCTCGATCATCGAGGACCTGGAGCTGTCGGTGAAGTACATCGTCATGCGCGGCCGCCGGTTCAACGACATGCGCGGTTGGAACCTCGATCCCCAGACCAAGCTCGAGCTGCGCCAGAAGGGTGTCATCAAGAACTACGGCACCGGCGGCATTCTGCTGACCGCCTCCATGCCGTTGGACGAGATCATCATCGTCCCGGATGAAGAGGTCGGCAAGATGCCGGTTCGCGAGAACCTGAAGACGGAGTCCATCGACCAGAAGACCCGCTTCAAAACCGGCTGGCTGGTGTGGTCCGAGATCGGCCAGGGCATTACCCGCCCCGACATCATGGCCAAAATCAAACTGGTTCCGTAATCCGGGAGGTAACGTGACATGAATCGAATCAAGAACATCCGACCCGGTATCCTGGTCATTCCTGATGCCGGGCTGAAACTCAAGCCCGGACAGGTCGTCGAGGTGGAACATTTTACCAAACAAATCCAGGCTGCCCTGAAAAACGGACGCCTGGCCATGGCCGACAAACCGAAGCAGGAACCTGTCGTGAGTTCCGAGCCCAACCAGGACGCGGAACCGGTGGATCTGAGCAAGCTCTCCGCCACCGACGCCATCTCCAAGGTCAACGAGGAGGCCAATCCCGAGACCCTCAAGGGCTACATGGAAACCGAAAAACGCCGCACGGTGATCGACGCGCTCAAGAGCCGTCTGGAGGGCA